AATTTGACTATGAAAATTGGACAACGACATTGGTAACAACAGAATTTGTCAATGCTCCATTCGCAGGCCGTAGATCGCTGAAATATGTAGGTACAAGCGCATTAGGCGTTTATACAATTAGATTAGTCAGCGCAGGATCCGCAAACGCTATTAAAGGCAATCAATATCAGGTTTTGTTTTCGGTCAATATCGACAAGGGCGGATCTGATAACCGGTTGCCTTGGTTTTTGAGAATCGAGTATTCACCGGGCGCCTATTATTATTGGAGCGAAGTGAACAAAACTTGGGGAACGTCTGCGTCAGTAATTTGGAATGAAACAGCCGTTGTTGGAGCAGGAACGTTTGAATCATTCAAATTTACAGCAAAAGAAGCGCCTGAACCCGGACAGATGCAGATTGGATTCTCATATCCTTACATTGATTCTCCGGGTTTATATACAGGAATGTATTTGGATAACTGCGCTGTGCGTAATATCGACAAAGAGCAAAACGTGTACAAGGAGGTTTATTTCATTCGGGAGCAATCCGGATCATTTATAACATCGGATGTTATGGAACACAAGGAAATCTATCAAACTGACGTGGATTCTGTTGTATTTTTAGGAGCATTTACAGATAACAATACTTTCAAGCGCGCTCAGGACGCAAACGGCTTATTTTTGGAGCAGATCGTGACGCAGCAAAGGATAAATGATTTCAGACAATACTCAATGCAATATGAGGGCGATTTATACAATATGGATCAATTCGGCGTAATGACGATGGCTCATAAATTATGGATCAAATTCAATACATTAACTGAAACAGATTCGGCCATTGTCGATTCGATCCGGTTGCAGATGAAATCAAACGTTTACAGCTGTCAATTCCATATTCCGAATAATTACACGGACGTGGCTACAACGTACAGAGTTTCATATCAAGAGTAATTTTGTTTTTCATAGGTTTAGTGTAGTGCGCATCCGTTCATCTTGTGGGTGAATCGGATGTTGATTAGGGGAATGCAAAATGGTCGTGGAATTATCTGCGGCCATTTTTGTTTTATTTATCGGTTTCATTAATTAGTTATTTGGCTAATTTTGAAAAAAAAACTAGAATGGGCCAAAAACACGATCAAATCAAGGATCATTTTTTTTCATCGCCATTAACAATCGGACAATTTGCGGACAAGTATTGTGAAACTTATGGTTTTACTAATGGAAAACAGATGCAAAAAATGATGTCAAAATATGGTATTTTAAGCAAGGAAAGGGCAAAAATAAGATTAGAAAATTTGCCCAAAGCGCAGATTGAATCAACCACATTTGCTGAATTAGATAATTTTGGTATTGAAGAATCAATCGGAAAGGAATACACCTCAGCTAGATTGCCTGAGCAATACAAAAAGATCGGGATCCTTTCTGACATTCACGTTCCATTCCATTCGGTTGAGGCCGTTGTATGTGCAATTAAGCATTTAAGAGAACAAGAGATTGATTGCTTGTATTTGAATGGAGACACATTTGACTTTTATTCAATAAGCCGGCACGAAAAGGAAAAGGATCTTAGAGATTTTCCGAGAGAGATAGAGATGTGTCGTAATTTTCTACAAAAATTGCGCGATCTATTTCCTAACATACCGATCTATTTTAAGGCCGGTAATCACGAAAACAGATATCAAAGATATTTGAATGAGCAGGCTGAGGAATTTGCGCAGCTTCACGAAATGCAGTTTGACAAGTTTTTCCGTATGGACGTGCTTGATATTAAATTTGTACCTGATTGGCAAGGTATGGAAATGGGCGATTTATTGGTTGTACACGGACACGAAATTATGGCCGGTGGTATGAATCCATCTCAAACTACTTTCAACAAAACGTTCTGCAATACGCTGTTAGGACACGTCCACCGGACTACAAACACGATCAAAAAAGACGGATTTAAGCGCTTTATTCATACCTATTCAACAGGATGCTTGACGCAATTATCGCCAAAATACTATCCTTTCGCGCAGCATAATCAAGGATTTGCGGTTGTAGAGATCGCAGAAGGCAAAGCAAAAGTGAATAACATAATGATAAAAGACGGAAAAATTGTTTAGATTTGTAATGAAAAATTAAGGTAAAAAGTAAGTATAGTTGTTGTGAAAATTAAAGGGCAGTCCATTGGATTGCCTTTTTTTTTACCGTTAAATAAATTTTAGTTTAAAAAAGTTTAAAAAAGTTTTGAAATTTAAAATAAAGATATTTACTTAGCCATATCAAACAACAAAACAACTATACAATGGAAAATTTACAATTAAACGGTTTTACAAATCAATCAATCTGTACTTTGGAAGCGGTTGGCCTTTCAAAATGTTTAGCTGCCTACGCAGAATTTACTCCAAATGAAGAAATTATTGAAATCGGATTTAATCCAAATTCAGGCTACGTTTATATTGCTTTGGAGCATTACTGTATTTCGATCTGCTCAATGATGGGACGCGATGTTGAGTATTTGGTAACGGATTTTGAGGACGGCGAAGAGTATTTTTTTGACTCATATGAGGACGCAGTAGAAAAGCAATTAACAATCAATTCATAAACAACAACAATATGTGGAACTTATTAAAAACAATCGACAAAAATGACATAGCAGGTTTAGTTATCTGCTTGACCGCACTAGCGATCTGCGCGAAAGTTATGTATATCATTGGAAACATCTAAAATCAAGAAAATGATCTATAAAATCACATTCAAGGATCACGCCGGATATTACACGGTAACAAAGAATTTTTCAAACACAGATGAGTTAGGAAAATACATTCAAAATGAAATGGCCAATTATGGCGGCAAGGAAATAGGCGTTGAGGAGTTTGAATCAATGCAGGATATGTTAGAAAAACGACACAAGCAATCAGATGAGAGTTAAAATCAAGAAAGGAGAATTGTACAAGCAAGTTGCAGACGATTTGAATAAAAGAGGTATCAAACCATTCAGCGCGAAACAATGGCAACCGCACAACGTACAAATGGCAGTAAGCAGAAATTTAAACTACCCACTAATGTGGGAATCAATTCACAGAATATCTAAACAACTATACGATGCAACAGAAAACAAGTAATCCATTAGCCGAAATTCAGGCAAAATTAAAAGCCCCAAAAGGACAATACAATTCATTCGGGAAATATCATTACAGATCAGCTGAGGATATTTTAGAGGCCGTAAAAAAGGTAGTAAATCCGATGGGATTTTCAATTACATTGACGGATCGAGTTACAGAAATTGGCGGACGTATTTATGTTGAGGCAACCGCAACATTATTCAATGGAGAATTGGAATACTCTGCAACCGGTTTAGCGCGTGAAGAAGAAACAAAGAAAGGAATGGACGGCGCGCAGGTCACGGGGGCGGCATCAAGTTACTCGCGAAAATATGCGCTCAACGGTCTTTTTGCTATCGATGATACAAAGGATTTAGACGCGACAAACGAAACGCCAAAAGACAAACAACCTGCGCCAAAGCAAGCGGCGCCTGTCGATCCGGCTCAGATCAGTTTTGACGATCAATTCAAATTATTAATTCAGCAGACGGCCGGAGCAAATACGCTTGATAAATTGAACTCAGTTTGGTTTACATTAAGTGAGGCAGCCAAAGAAAATAAAGAAATCAAGCAATTATTTTCGAACCGCAAGACAGATATTTTAAATCCCCAACAATAATCAATAAATAACATTCCTATGAAAAATGAATTAATGAGTGTTGACGGTCAGATCCTTGACCTAAACAAAAAAGAGATCGCGCAAATGGCTGAAAACTTTATGGCCAACGCGGATTCAATTAACACTGTGAAATTGGCGGCACAATTGGCTAAATTTAATCTATTAGCTATTGAGATGGATAAACACTTGAAATATCATTTGTTTGTCGATCTGCGCCAAAATAAGGACAGTAAATTAAGCGCGTATGGAGTTGATTTCAGCGAGATGGAAGCCGGTATCAAATACGATTATTCGGAAACCGAATCGTGGTGTAAATTACAGTTTGAAATCGATCGCTTGAAAGATAAGCAAAAAGACGTTGAGGCATTCTGTAAAGCCCTAAAAGGCAAAGTGTCGATATTGGATGAAGAAACAGGCGAATTGGCTGATTTTTTCCCGCCGTCAAAAACCTCTACAACTACAATCAAAAAAGTAATCAAATAAAAATCTAACAAATAGCATTATGGCACGTTTTATTTCAATCAAAATTGACCTTTCTAAAATTGATGAATCACGCATTTTCGAAAGTCAAAAAACAGGGGCGCGTTACCTTGATATCACAGGTGTATTGACTGACACTCCTGACAAGTACGAAAACAACGGATTTGTAAAGCAAAATTCAACCAAAGAGGAGCGTGAAGCAGGGTTGCAATTACCGATCGTTGGTAACTTTAAATTGTTGAAAATTTTATCGGATCCGGGTGCACCGGTATCTGCTCAGCCTATCCAACCATCAGCGCCGGTTCAGTCGGACGATCTACCATTTTAGCAATGAGAAAAATTGTTGATAGCTACACAACTAGACACGGAGAATTGAAAGCAATTTATTCCGTAGCAACGGCAAATATAAAGCATCGTGACATCGAGATCGGTGCTTTATATGAACTTGAATATCGCTTGGGGAATCAGGTGCTATTTTTGAAATCAGAATTGGATCACGTTACAGACGGAAACCGTACATTGTTTTTCAAGCACCCGGATCCTGAGCGCCGGTTGATCGGAATCCCTATTATGTCAATTATCAGATACGTGAAAAAATGAGCATAGAAACAAAAATTGATTTGGTATTTTATTGGGCTGTTGCGCAAATGTTTTTCACTATTTTAGGCGCATTAATCAATATGTATAATGAGAACAAAAACAAATGAACTAGGATACACGTTCAATCAGGTTTGGGCGCATATCGCAAAAGAATTACAACGTAATTACATTAAACTGAATAAAATTCAACCTAAACAACAAAATTATGGTAACCTTTCAGCAGTATCATCAAAGCAATCCGCATCTATATGAATTGTACAAAATGATTGCTATTAAGCTAATCAGACAAGGACGCAGGAAGCTAGGATCAAAGTATATTTTTGAGCATATGCGATACGATTTTACATTCAGAAGTGAAAACGATCCGTTCAAAATAAATAACAATTTTGCGCCTATGTACGCTCGCAAATTTATCCTTGAAAATCCGCAGTATGGGCATCTGTTTAGTTTTAAGCCGCTCAAAGGCACTATCGTTTTATAGATTTTTTTTCTATATTTACGATGTAATCAGCGAAAAGGGTAGGAGTTTTTCGGTGATTAATTGGGTTTAAGAACCACAAAGCCTGTTTGCACTCCTACGCATTCAGGCTTTTTTTTTGACCAAATGAAGAAATTAGTAATAAAAAATAGGTATGCTACAATACCAAACGATCTAGTGAACAGCCACAGGATCTCATTAAAGGCAAAAGGATTGTTTGCCTATATTCAATCAAAGCCGGATGGGTGGGATTTTAGCGCTGAGCGGATCGCAAGCCAATTAAAGGAGGGAATGCCAACCGTATCCTCTGCCTTGAAAGAATTGGAAAGTCACGGATATTTAACGCGCGAACGTTACCAAAACGAAAACGGATATTGGATGATTCAGTACATTCTGCACGATAATTCAAGCCTGTATATACAAAATCCTGTCGTGGAAAACCTAATACTAGGAAACCCTATGAAGGAAAATCCTAATACAGGAAAACCATCGAATAATATAAAGAAAGAAAGCAGTAAAAAAGAATCAATAAAAGAAAGTACGGTAAAAAATAGGCGTGACGAAATTTTTGATTTATGGTTCAAATACAAGGCTGAGAAAAAACAACGATATACAGAAACCGGCAAAGCCGCATTATTGAAGAAATGGGAACGCGTTACTGACGATCAGTTGGAACAATACGTCAATCACTCGATGGCAAATAATTACTCAGGTATCTTTGAAAAATCAGTAAATAACAACAACAATGGAAATTCAACAGGCGAAAAACTTGGTACAAGTGCAGCAAGAAACGCCGCACTCAGAAATTGGTAAAGGAACGGCCAATTTGATAATCAAGGCGCAAAGCGCTGAAAATATAAGGAATCGATCCGAAAACGAATTGAAACAGGTGCTACGTTTGGCGATGCTTATGGTTGGCCTACGTGGAGCAAACCTGCCTACGGATGAGGAAAAATTCGTATTGCTTGCCTTTATCAAATCAAACTACGGAAACCAAACGCCTGAGGAAATTGCGATTGCCTTTGAAATGGCCGTAGCCGGGAAACTGAATACTGATTGTAAATGCTATGAGAATTTTTCTTGCGAATACTTTGGACGGATAATGAACGCCTACATTGAATACGCAAGGCAGGAAACGAAAAACGTGAAACGGCCTGAAATTGAGATCCCGAAACCTGTACCAACGAATGAGGAATTGAAATCATTGGCGATAGCGAACGTAAATTCATACATAAAGCGTATAAAATTAGGAGAGAAAACAGGAGAAAAATTTGAGTGGACGGCCGGTGGACTATCTTTTTTGTACGATTATTTAGTTCAATTCGAAATTTGGGAATGCCCGGTGGAACAAAAACGTGAGATCGCGGCTAGATTAAAGCCAAAATTTACTGACGTTACGTTATTGACGGCTGCCTGTAAAGCGGAGGCGTACAAATTATTCTGCTATCAATTAGCTGAAATGGATATGATTTTGGATGAAAACGGACAAATAAATTAATTGTTGAAACCAACTACAACCTACATATGAAAAAGAATTTGATTTTAAGCGCGTTAATTATAGTGATTGGATCAATCGTATGCGTAACGTACAATCAGCTCAGAAAGTCAAGGAATGGCGCCAAAAAACAAAAGCTAATGGCCGAAACGGAAGTGAGCAAAGCGTATATGATAAACACCTTTGAACCGATCGAAGATTTTGAGATGATTTATTTTGATGATCAACGTGGATTGGTGCAAATTAAAAACAAGGCGAAATGAGAAACGAACACGAACACAGATTGCAGACGGTATTGGCCAAATATCTTGATCTGAACAATTACACGTTTTTTGCGATCCCTAATGGCGGATGGAGAAACAAGGCCGTTGCCGCTAAATTAAAAGCGGAGGGCGTCAAAGCAGGAGTGGCTGATTTATTGATCCTTTTGCCAAACCAAACGTTTCACGGCTTATTTGTTGAGGTTAAAATCGCAGGCAATTATCAACAGCCAAACCAAAAGGCATTCGAGCAAAAAGCTAGGGATTGCGGATATGAGTATATCATTGTCAGATCGCTTGACGAATTGATTGAAAAGCTAAAATACTATGAAGCGCAAAGATTCATTGAACAGGACAAAGTTTCGGCCGCATACCGGTCAGGATATATTGATGGCAAATTAGAAAACCAAATGACAATACGATGAAACTATATACAGAAGAACAAGTAAAAGGCATTCTTATAAGACATATAAATTATTCAACGCTTATAAGTTTAGATGAAAAAGATTTAGAAGGAGCAATGGAGAATTCTGTAATTGAGATATTAAATGAAATGACATCCATCGAACTGCCAAGTGATGATGAAATTTGCGATGAAGCAGAAAGTATTGCTCATAATTATTTTGTAATGCAGAGAAATCATTATCAGGGATTAGAAGAAGGGGCTAAGAGAATGGCATATTGGTTAATGAAACACTTTAAACAATAATCAAATGAACATTAACAGACAAAAAGCCATTGATTGGGCAATGGAAAAAATTGCAGATCCTAATTTCACTGAGGATCCGATCCGGATTAATGCGTGGGAAATAATTCACAATCCTAAACTATTTCTTGAAACCTGCGTTGCTAGATTAATTCACGGATCTGAGATTGAAAAGCGCGCAGTGTACAATCGAGTTCGAAACCTTAAAATACATTACAATGAAATTTCAAGATGAGCATATATTTGTTCACGGTGACATTAAATGCACTGATGGCATAACGCGTGAGGAGGCGATTGAAATAATTGAGGACATACAGGAAATTATGATATTTCACAAAATTATTAAAATTGAATTGTGCATTGATCCTTACAAATTCCCAAAAGATTTACTTGATATTACAAACCTATGAAAGCTACAAAAGACAAAATAAGACTTTTAACATTTTTCGCATTATGCCAAAATATGCTAGATTTTATTGACGGATCTTGGCAAGGCCACCCGGCTAACAGGCAGGCCGTAAAAATGGCTACAAAACAAATGATCCGGGAGTTGGAGAAAACAATGACCGTATTATTTCCTAGCAATCGCAATGACGATCCGGAATTACCTGATGCGCTTGACACGTTTCAAAACGCCTGTACGGCAATGGAATCGTTTTTTATGCTAGGAATGGAAATGGATCAAATGGATCCTACACGCAAGGACAGCCTCAATACTCAGGTAAATATATTGTTGAAATCTTATGGAATTGATTGTTGGGAAAAGCCAATGTCAAACCTATGGAAAAATTAAATAAATTTACAACGCAGTTGGGTGATGAATAACTGCCGGATCAAAAGCACATTTTTCCCTAAACAACAAAAAAATGAATTACGTTGAACCTCACGAAAGGCTTGATTTAGTCAATCAGCCTCCGCACTACAAATCAGCAGGCGGTATTGAATCCATTGAAGTTATTGAATCATTTGAATTGAATTTCAATTTAGGAAACGCAATTAAGTACATCCTGAGATGTAACAAGAAAGGCAATAAAAAGCAGGATCTTGAAAAGGCTCAGTGGTATATTAATCGTGAACTAAATCAATTCAAAGGATGATTGACGATCATTTAGTCACGCTTGCGTGGTGGTTAGCAGCAATCGAAATATCGTACATTGCTGTAATGACCTATATTATTTGGAACAAAAAACAAAAATAGAATGATAGAGCACGTAAACATCAAATTGGTTATTCCTCATCCAAATAACCCTAGATTGATCAAGGATGACAAATTTAAAAGACTTGTAAAGTCAATCAAAGATTTTCCTGAAATGCTTGAATTGCGTCCTATTATCGTGGACGAATTTATGGTTGTATTAGGCGGCAATATGAGATTGAGAGCGTGTCAAGAAGCCGGATTGAAAAAAGTTCCGATCATTAAGGCCGGGAACCTGACGCCTGAACAGCAAAAAGAGTTTATAATCAAGGACAACGTAGGGTTTGGAGAATGGGATTGGGATGCGCTTGCGAATGAATGGGATGCTGAATTATTAGCAGATTGGGGACTTGACGTTTGGCAAAACAATGACGAGCCTGATTATTCAATTCTTGATTCTGAGGATCTAACAGATCAGCTAGGCGATATGGCCGGAGGTGTACGCAAGGCAATCCAAATTGAGTTTGAGCCTGAGCATTATGAGGAGGCGCAAGAATTGGTTAAATTTTGGAGAGGCCGCGAATTGTACATTGGCGGATTCTTGATTGAGAAATTGAAAGAAGAGAAATTGAAATAATGTGTTCAATCATTGGTTTTTCGGGTGTTTACGATCGCGATCTATTGACGAAAGTCTTTGAGAATAGCAAAATCAGGGGGATCCACAGTTTCGGATTCTCCTGTTATGAAGCCGGGAAGCTAGTGACAAACAAATTTCTTGACTATGATCAATTCGTTTTGGCATTACACCAAAAAGCGCCTAACAAATTTATTGCCCATTTTAGGTACAGCACGTCAGGCGATTATAGGGAACTTGACAACAATCAACCGTTATCAGACGGCAAAACATCGATTGCTTTCAACGGCGTTATATCTCAGAAAACAAAGGCCGAAATGGAACAGGAATACAATATGTTGCTTCAAGGAGATAATGACGGCTATTTATTGCTACACAAGATGGACGATCCTGCGTTTTTATCTAGCAAATCAATCACGTTTGCAATGGTTGGTTTATCAGGCGGTAAATTGGTAGCAATGAAAAACTCAAAGCGGCCACTGTATATTGCCGAAAAGGATGGAGATGTAATAATAGCAAGCACGAATGATATTATGAAGCGCTCAGGGATCGATTTTGCGGTTGAATTACCAAATCTAAAAAAAATAGCATTTTAATGTCACACATCGATTATGCTACATATCACCGGATGAGCCTTGAAGCAAAAGATATTGATCCCTCAATAACTTGCTTAAAATACCTTTCGGACAGGTTTGAGTTGAACATTGAGCAGCGTTATTGGATCGCGTTTTTATACGGAACTTGTTACTGCGCGCCAACAGTGTTCTACATCTACAACGAATTTCCGGATTTTGAATGCGTTGACGTGAATAGGCTTACAAATTGGTGGAACGCTAAAAAAGATAATTGTATTTTTCAAACCGATCGCCAAAGGATCAAATCTAACAATCAATTCGTTGATTGTTTCAAGTCTTATAAAGCGCTTGTCAAGAATAGTCAGCAAAACTATTTTCGATCAAAGAATTGGCAGGAAATGTACAAGAAAATGGAGGCCATCAAGTATTTCGGCCGATTCAGCCTATTTAACTACCTTGACGTGTTAAATAACATTACAGACATTAATCACAAACCTACCTACCTGAATATGCTTGAAGCGGAATCTTGCAGGAACGGGTTGGCATACGCCATCGATCGGATCGATCTAGTGGACAAGAAAATTACAAAGAATGACGCCATTTTGTTACACAATTCATTTATTGATTTTTTACGGAAATATGATGGCAACGTATTTCAGATTGAAACTACACTTTGTGCTTATAAAAAATATCGCAGAGGCAGCCGGTATGTGGGATACTACATTGATCGAATGTATGGCGAAATTAAGAAAATGGAAGCGGCGGTAACAAACGGCGTTTATTGGAACGTGTTATGGCAATTTCGTGAAGAAACTTTTGAAAGGAAATATCTGTATGAGTGCAAAAAATAAAGCGTTTTTTCTTGTAGGAAATTACGGATGCGGAAAATCATCTATCATCAAGGAAACCGTAACGCGGCAGGAAAGTATATTTTTGGAAATAAGGCCAAACGTTTGGGTGGTAGGCACTCAAATCAACGGCGCTGACAGTCTATCTCAATTCGCAAAAGAAAACGTCTTAAAAACAATAATTGAGAACAAAGACAAAAATGTTATCATTGCCGGGAACTACTATTGCCAAATCAAGGATATTGAAATTTTGAATAAGCATTTTAGTGTTGTTTTGGTGTATTTAAAAACAACGTTCGAAAATAACGCAAAACGCATCGCTGAGCGCGGTAAACTGATAAATGTTGATACATTCAATAATAAATTGAAAAACCACATTTCAATGATAAGCAAAACAAACGGGTTGCGTAAATTGTACATAATTGATAATAATCAGCCTTTAAAGCAAACTAAACAGGAATTTTTTAACATAATAGAAAATGAGATCAATTGAATTAGTTCAAATTAAGCACGATGTAAAAATTGGAGATGTTTGCGGCGATATTGAGCCAAATATCACTGAGGACACGATATTTTTGGTAAATGGAGAGCCTATTGGGTTTTACATTAAAAACATTGCAGATTATTCCGAGAGAGCCGCGCAATTAGTAGCGATCGCAAACACCGAGTTTAGAAGCAAAAATGTTCCTAAAAGCGTAATGGGTAGAACAAGTGGAATTTTAGGGCATACGCAAGCAGTACAGCAATACAGTACAATTATTGGAAGCGTTCCGCCTAGACCGCATATGAAGCGTCCATACCCGTCTATCTCATCCGTTCATCAGGTCAAAACAGCGAATACATTTATCAAGGCAATGCTGATGCTTTGTCACGAAAGTGAGCAGATCATTAAAAAACTGACGCCGAACATTTATGAGAAGCAGTTGGAAATTATCAGCACAAACGTTGATAAAAAATGGCGTTTTGGTAATTTGTTTACATCTTCAATTTCAAATTTCAATATATCTGCGGCGTTTCACCGGGATGCAGGTAATTTTGAGGGATGTGTAAATGTTATCATTGCAAAAAAAGAAAACGCAAGCGGAGGCAATACAACGGTGCCTGATTACGGCGCAACGATGGATTCTTGCGACAATTCAATGTTGGTTTATCCTGCGTGGAGAAATGTGCACGGAGTTACGCCAATTATTCCGAAATTTGATGGCGGATACAGAAACAGCCTTGTGTTTTATCCGTTGAAAGCATTTAAAGGACTATAATATGGCAACCATAGCGCGCGTGACTAAAATGAACAAAAAGAAGATGCTTGAAGCATTGGAAAAATCGTTGGGTATCGTAACGACAGCCGCAAAGGCAGCCGGTATAGATCGTACGGTTCATTATGATTGGTTGCGCAACGATCCTGAGTACAAGACGGCCGTTGAATCATTATCCGATATGACGCTTGACTTTGCCGAATCTCAATTACATAAGCAGATCAAGGAGGGGAACACGACAGCAACAATTTTCTATTTAAAGACCAAAGGCAAAAAACGCGGATACGTTGAGCGCACAGAGGTTGTACACGAAACCGGCATTGAATCTGCCATAATAGAATGGACACCGGCAACAATCGAAAACGAATAGCGCAGCAATGCAACGTTCAATTTTTTCAGACGCTAAACAGCAACAAACGTATTAAAGTTCATCAGGGCGGTACACGTTCGGGGAAAACTTATGCCCTTTGTCAATACCTGATATACAAATTAACGTCCTCAAAAAAGCCGCTTGTTATTTCGATCGTCCGGAAAACATTGCCTGCCTTGAAAGGATCGGTACAACGCGATTTTCTTGAAATCCTAGACAATTTAGGGATCCTGTTTATAGGGCAGCATAACAAATCCGAAAACACCTATACGTTCGGCAATCACGTCGTGGAATTTCTTTCAGTCGATGAGCCGCAGAAAATCAGAGGCCGGAAACGACATATATGTTACTGTAATGAGGTCAATGAACTTGATTATGAGGATTTCAGGCAATTATTAATGCGTACAACGGACGAAATGATTTGCGATTTCAATCCGTCTGATCCTGTCCATTGGATCTACGATGACGTGATCACGCGCGACGATTGCGACAGTTGGATTTCAACCTACAAAGACAATAAGTTTTTACCTGCGGAATTGGTACACGAAATTGAGCGGCTACGTGAAAAGGATCCGGACTATTGGCGCGTGTATGGAGAGGGGAAACGTGCGGTGTTTAGTGACCGTCAGATATTTCCGAATTGGAAATTTATACCAAAGGCGGAATTTCCTGAATTTGATGACGTGTTTTACGGCCTTGACTTTGGATTTAGTCACGATCCAACGGCGATCGTTCAGTTGGCAAAGGTTGGGGATAAATTGTTCATTCACGAAATTCTGTACAAGAAAGGAATGACCAACCGGGACATTGCAGACTTTTTGAAAGAAAAGAAAATCAATGAGCATATCATTTATTGTGAATCAGCTGAGCCAAAATCGATTGAGGAGTTGAGGCAGATGGATATATTGGCCATTCCTGCGATCAAAGGAGAGGGATCAATCAAGGCCGGAATCAGTTTGCTAAAAGAACACGAAGTGATTTGCTCAGCAGAATCGTCAAATTTATTTAGCGAATTTCAGTTTTATTTTTGGGAACAATTAAAGGACGGCACGATTGTAAACAAGCCAATCGACAAGCACAACCACCTTATGGATGCGATCCGCTACGGTGTTTATACCAAATACAAAAATCGATCTGATTTTTTTGTAGTTTAAATGTGTATTTTTGAGAAAAAAAAGCGATACAAATGGCATCAATACTTGATACATTGCGGCAATCGATTGCCAAAGCATTGACAAGCGGAACCAATCCGGCGTACAATAATCTGATCTACACTTGGCTAGGTACAAACATCATAATGAATGAGGACAATGAAGAAACCTACATTCGTGACGGATACCAACGGAATGCCACTGTATATTCAATCATTAATCTAATTGTAAAAGCGGCAACAACGATCCCAATGACCGTTTATCGCGTAAAAAACGAGCCAACCGCAAAGCAATACAAGTCGATGACGTCAGGATTAATGGACGGCAACGCGATGTACAAAGCAAATATCCTGCGCAAAAGAGCGTTTGAAGAAGTTAAAGACACGGATCTTGAAGCGTTATTAAAGCGCCCAAATCCTGAGCAATCCTTTTCAGCGTGGCTAGGAGAAATTGTTGCTTTCGGTAAATTAACCGGCAACCGTTACATTTATGGAATCGCGCCTGATACAGGGGCAAACGCAGGTAAATTTCAAGAGTTGTACAACCTACCATCTCAGTTGGTTGAGATCGTTTCAGGAGGCGTAATGATGCCGGTGGCAGGGTACAAAATTCAATACAATTCAATGATTGAAGTGGCACCTGAATTAATTTGCCATATCAAAGATTTTAATCCGGACTACGACAGCAGCGGTTCAAACCTATACGGGCAATCGCCATTGCGCGCCGGCCTGCGTGTTTTATCGTCCAACAATGAAGCCGTAACAACCGGATTAAAGTATTTACAGAATCAGACATCACGCGGTATGCTGATTTCAAAGGACGGGAACCTGACTGAGGTACAAGCGCAGACGTTGAAAGACAAATTTCGCAAGTCGTATCAGGGAGCAGCGAATGCAGGCGATATCATCATCACTCCAAAGGATCTTTCGTGGGTCAATTTTGGTTTGAGTGCGTCCGATCTTTCATTAATTGAGCAATACAACGGTACTGTCAAGGATCTTTGTAACATTTACAATATCCCGGTTCAGTTGCTTAATAACACAGATTCGTCCACTTACAACAATATGAAAGAGGCCAAAAAGGCGCTTTATCAAAATGCTGTTATCCCGGAATTGATTAAGATCCGTGACGAATTAAATAGATGGTTGGCGCCTAAATTTGGGGCTGATTTATACATCGATTTTGATTTCACTGCGATCAGCGAAATGCAAGAGGAGGTTGACAAATTAGTCACTCAGCTAGCAAACGCTTGGTGGATCACTCCTAATGAGAAGCGTGACGCAATGAACTACGCAATGGACGCCGAAAATATGTTTATGGACGATTATTTCATCCCTGCTAATTTAATGCCGCAAAATCAAACGATTCAGTCTTTGGAGAATCCGAAGCCGCTAAACGTTCAATAATATGCCATTGCCTAAACCGAATCAGGATGAGAGCCGCAATGATTTTATGGGTCGTTGTGTTATTGATACTAACATTGTCAATGATTTTGATTCCATTGATCAACGCGTTGCAGTTTGTAACACGTTGTTTGAGGACACAAAGGAAGTCAAAGCGCAGGATAATTGGGCTGACGAATTTGAGAACGAATTAACAAAGGCAGAGCGTATTTCAGTGCGCGATTTCACGGCGTTCTATCAGGCCGAATACAACAAGGCAATCGATCTATTTTTGAAGATTCAGGCAATGACGAGCGCAACGGCTCAGCAGTTTTTTCAGGATTCGGAATATATGGATATGTACGTTGGTATGTATTCAAAGATCGGTTTACAATTCGCAAATTGGTACACAAAAAACGTTGATAAATATCTACCCAAAGCGGATCCGGCAAATATGCAATCAATTTGGCTTAATTCGTTTGCTTTTATGGGCGCTCAGGTAGGCGGCCAAAGAATTACGATGGTATCAAGTACGGCTCAGGCTACCTTGACAAATACAATTCGTCAATTTATGGCGGATCCTATTTTTATGACGGCCGGCGAAAAGGTACAATCCAAAATGCTGCGTCAAAAATTCGATTATCTAGCAGACTATCAAGCAAAGCGAATCGTGCGCACTGAGGCAACGAATGCTGCCAATTACGCAACGGAACAGGCGGCGCTCAATCTGTTTCCCGGACAGGATATGACGAAAACTTGGAAATCAGGATATGACGCAAGAGTACGTGACGCGCATCGTGCCGCAAATAATCAAGTTGTAGCATTTAATGGTAAATTCTCAGTTGGTGGCGAATCTTTACAAAGGCCGGGCGATCCTAATGGCTCAGCAAGCAACGTAATTAATTGCCGTTGCTCAATGATCGTGTTGCCAAAAGCAGGCGCAAATACGATTGGCGCGCAAATTACCGGTATTGGTTTAGGCTTGGCGCAAGCGGCCGTGATCGATGCTATCAATGGCGCTGAGACAATTACAGGCGCCACTGCTGCAATTATAGCAGGCGAAAATTTAGGCGGATAAAATTAATTTTCATATTCTGTTTTCTAATTAGCTATTTGACTAATTTTGAGCAAAAGATACGTTATGATTTACAAGCAGACATCCATTGGTATTGATGATATTGACGAAGCAAACGGCATTGTGTCCGGTTACGGCTCAATTTTCGGCAATATAGATTCAGACAACGACATTATTTTACAAGGCGCATACGCCAAAACTTTAATGGAAAACGGTTCACGCGTTCGGTATTGTAACCAACACAGAATCGATCAGCCGTTGGGTAAATTCAATGAATTAGGCGAAGATACCAAAGGACTAAAATTTGTGGCTGAGGTTCCAAAAACTAGACTAGGCGAAGATGTTTTGTTATTAATGAAAAATGGCGTGATAACTGAAAATTCAGTTGGAATTATGCCGATCGTTAAGAATTACAGACAAGACGGTGTGCGAGAATTAAAAGAAGTTAAATTGTATGAAATTTCTTGCGTTACATTGGCGGCAAATCCAATGGCCTTAATTACAGACGCAAAAGGAGAAATTAATCAGGAATTGTTAGCAAAACGTTTTGACGTGCTAGCAAAAATGATTAAAAAAGAAAACGTATCTGATGAACTTGGATACGCTATTGAAGCAGAATTGATGAAGTTGAAATCTTTGTTTATTGACATTACCACTCAGCCGGCAGAAATTGTCACTGAGCCGGAAATTAAGCAAATGGACATTTCAGAAATTTTTAAATACTTAAACAATCAAATTACATCAAAATAAGATGACAGAAGAAATCAAAAAGCAATTAGATGAATTAAATTCAGCTATTGACAGCCGTATCGCGAAAGCGGAGGGGCAAGCAGTTGCATCAGCAACAGGCAAAGCAGATGAGTTGTTGAAATCTGAGATCAAGAATTTAGAAACTAAATTCACTGAGATTCACGGCCGTTTAGACGCAGCAGAGGTTGCAGCAAAGAAAACAGCATCAGGAGCAAACGCTCAATCGTTCAAACAATCTTTGATCGATGGTATCGCAAAAGGTGGTTTAGAGGGATTGATCAACGGAACTAGCCGTGCGGCTAAATTTGAGATCAAGGCAGGCGATATGACTGTTGCGGCTAATTTCACAGGCGAAGTTATTCCGGCTCAATACGTTCCGGGTATCAAGTATGACCCAACGCGTCCTGTACACGTTCGTCAATTATTGGCGCAAGGTTCTACAAATTCTGAGGTTGTTCGTTATGTACGTGAGTCAGCTTATGACAACGGTGCAGCGCCAACAGCACAAGGATCTACATTACCTGAGTCAGATTTTGATTTGACTGCATACTCTGCACAAGTTGAGAAAGTTGGTACATATTTCCGTATTTCTGAGGAAATGTTAGCTGACACTCCTCAGTTGACATCTTACTTAGCAGCTCGCGCTCCTGAGAAATTATTAACTGTTGAAGATTCTCAGTTGTTATACGGTAACGGTACATCACCGAATATCTCAGGTATCAGCACATCAGGATCTACTGCATTCGCAGCAGGTGCTTTTGCTGACGCAATTACAGCGGCAAATCAGTTTGACGTTTTAACGGTAGCAATCAACCAATTAGCATTGGTAAATTACCGTCCTGACTACATTATGTTGAATCCAACTGATTTTGCAAAAATCGTGTTGTTAAAATCAACTACTAATGAGTACTTGAACGAGCAGTATTATGCAGGCATTCAGCCAACATTCTTAGGCGTTCCGGTTATCGTTAATACAGCGATCACTGCGGGCACTTATATGGTTGGAAACTTTGCTATGGCTACTCAGTTATGGGTTCGTGATAACTTATCACTTGAATTCTTCCGTGAGGACGGTACAAACGTTCGTGACGGTTTTGTAACAGTACGTTTACAAGAGCGTATTGCTTTAACAAACTACGCACCATTGGCAATCGTTAAGGGTACATTTGCAACGGACATCGCTGCAATCGGAGTTTAGTTTTAACGCAATTCCAAATTAAGAGAGGCCACCTAATTATTGGGTGGCTTTTCTTTTTATATTTGTTCAAAAAATAGCACAATTATGGGCAAAGTTTTAATGAAAAAAACGGTATTTGATAACCGTGCAGGGTACCACAGAGCAGGCGAAATTGTAACTGTTTCGGCTGACGTTGAAAGACATTATTTGTTACACGGATACGCAACGTTGCCTGTTGAAGAATTACCGGCAGAAATTGAAGCGAAACCGGAGGCAATTGAGGCCGAAACAAAGGAGCAAAAGATAGTTTACAAGACAAAGGGCAACAAAGCAAAAAAGAATGCGGCAGATCAAGATTAATGACGTAATTGGAACACCGATTATTTCGCGCACAGAAGCAAAAAATTACATCCGGATTGATACAATAGCAGATGACACGTTGATCGATCTTATGATTGAAGCAGCCCACACGGCCGCAGAAAATTATATGAGCCGGGATATAATCGCCAAAGAGCGCACCTATTATTTGGACAATTCCGTTGACGGATTTATTGACGTTCCTTTTGGCCCCGTAGCATCAGTGGACGCGGTAACGGTTAAAGGCGTTTCTGTTTCGTTTACGGTGTACGGTTTAGGCGATCCAATGGTTGAGATCAATCCGGACGTCAAAGACATTAAAATTGATTTTACGACAGAGGGAATGAGTGACGGCTTATTAAAGCAGGCGTTGCTTATGATGGTTTCAACGTATTATGACAATCGCACAGATTTTGTTACAGGAATGACTGTTAATGAGGTTCCTAGTGCCTCAGCAAAATTATTAGACGGCATCAAATCAGTATTTATATAATGGCAGCAGGCAACACAGCGTCAATTTTAAAGCAACGGATCATTATCAAACGTTTAGCAAAAACTGCTGACGGTTATGGCGGTTACACGCCGGGCGGTTACGTTGAGATTGATACAGTTTGGTGCCGGGTTCAGGAAACAAAAGGAGATATTGACGAAAGGATGGGCATACGTCTTAAAAGCACTGAGATTGAAATTACGATCCGCAAGGAAACGGCTGATTTGATTGCTAATGAGGACGTTGTACAGGTTGAGGGATTTTCTGCGCTTTACAGAATCAATTCAGGGTTTCAAACCTTTGAAAACTTTTGGGTAAAAATGACGGCAACAAAAATTGAGGGATAATGATCAAAATAAAGGTTGATTCAAAGCAAATTTTAATGCTGCAAAAACAGATTGCAGATTTAAAGTATTTCGCAGGGCAAGAATTGTCTAATGAATTGACTTTGACAGCCGCAAAGGCCGTTAAGAGAATGAAAGAAACAGCGCCTCACGACAACGGGAATCTTCGCAATTCGATCGCGTATGAAAGACAAAATAATTCAAATGTAATGATCTTTGCGCGCGCTCCTTATGCGCCATACGTTGAGTTTGGTACAGGTCGCGGAGTTACATTGAGATTTTTACAAGAGGCAGGATTCCCATCGTCATACGCTGAGCAATTTAAAGGCAAAGGAATCAAGAGGCAAAATATGTATGCGCGTCCTTATTTTTTCCCGGCGATCCGGACTGAAATGAGATTATTGAATGTACGGTTGTACCAAAAATTAAAACAATTAACCAAATAATGTTAGAACCAATACAATTTATACGCAAGGCGATCATTACGCGTTTGACCAACAATGTTGTTATTGGCGGCGTTACTTTTGGTGTGTATAACCGGGTTCCGTCATCGGCATCATTCCCGTACATTTTAGTGTACTCAGTTTCCTCAGATGAAACAGATTTCAATCAGTCATCATATATCACTGAAACAATTACTCGCATCGAGGTTGTAACGCGTTTTCAATCGGATAGCGGAGGCGAATTAACGGCCAATCAGGCAATCAATAGAATTTTGGAATTAATCAGGACAAGATCGAACGGGTATTTTGATTTGTCAGCTGACGGATTCAATGTATTTACTTGCGTGAAAGAATCTTCAACCTATATGGTGGACGATGAGCGCGATCACACGTATTTTCGTGGAATTATCGAAATAAGCAACAAAATCCAACAAACAGTATAATGGAAACAAGGGATGCCATCATTGGCCTAATATCATCTACAATCACAGCTTTAATTTCGTGGATCTTAGGGAAGCGAAAAGAAAACGCAGACATTAGCACAATACAATTAGAAAATTCACAGCGCGTGATTGATATGGTTACCCAAATGAATGAGAAGTTGGAAGCGAAAGTGGATCAGCTGAGTAAAAAGGTTGATGAATTAACCGTTGAAATTGAAAACCTGCGTGAAGAAAACCACAAGTTGAAGCACGGCAAGCCGGTAAAAAAGAAAGACGAAAACGAGTAATGAAAGATCAAGTCACATTGGACAGAATCAAACTGATGCACCCAAAAGTTCGTGCTGAGGTTGTCACAATTTATGATGAAATTGTGAATGCTTTGATAGGCAAGGCGTTTTGCAGATTCAGCCATACATTGAGAACGTTCAAAGAGCAAGAGGCAATATACGCTCAGGGCAGAACAAAACCGGGCGTAATTGTTTCAAAGGCAAAACCGGGTTTGAGTGTTCACAATTATGGGTTGGCGATCGATATTGTATTAATTGACGGCAAGTCAGTTTCGTGGGATGTTAAAAAAGATTTTGACGGGGATGGTAAGGCAGATTGGATGGAGGTTGTAGCCGTATTCAAAAAGTACGGTTGGGAGTGGGGAGGCGATTGGAAAAAATTCCCGGATATGCCGCATTTTCAGAAAACGTTTGGCAAAAGTCCGTCGGAATTATTTGCGATGTATAATGCTAAAAAAATAGATTCACAAGGGTACTTGATATTGTAATGAAAAAATTCCTGCTGATCGCGATCGTTTTGTTTGCAAGTTGCAAACCTACAAAGACAATAATCAAAGAATCAACCGTTGTAAAATACGACACGATCCACACGTCAGACGTCATCTATAAAACACAGGCGGTTCACGATTCAATTATCATTGAAAATCCTTGCGATTCTGCGGGCATTTTAACGGCCTTTTATTCAAAATTTGTAATACCGCAAGGCACTATCACTTTGCGATCCTCACGCGGCAGAATTGAGGCCAAAATCGACATTGATTCAATCGAATCAGTTTACAAAAGCAAATACCAATTATCAAAATCAGACAACACTCAGGTTTCAATTAAGGAAGTCGTGAAAAACATAGTGCCTGCTTGGGCAATTATTACGATCTTTTTTGAGTCAGTTATCATTATCGGATACGTGTTCATAAAATTGAGGCTGATTATTTTTTAACTTGCATTAAAATAAGCAGGTAAAAAATGGCATCATTAACCGGTCAATTAGTAGCGGAAACGTATAAAGCATTGTTGAAAGTCATTGACAATGACGTCCTAACAGCAAGCGAAAAGCAAATCACAGATGGTTTTGGAGGTGGATCAAACGTTTTTATTGATTCCAACGGCTTTTTAAGAGCCAACAAATACAAAGTCACTAATGGCTTAGCAACGCAATTTTTAAAGGCTGACGGATCATTAGATACAAATACCTATTTGACGTCAATTACAAGCGCTCAGGTAATTACTGCGCTTGGATATACACCCGTGCCAACTACACGCACAATTACGATCAACGGCGAAACGCACAATTTGGCTGCTGATAATACGTGGACGATCGGTGGAACGGCCGCGATTTGGGGAAACATTACAGGAACATTATCAAATCAAACTGATTTACAAGCGGCATTAAACGCAAAATACAATGTTCCTGCCGGTACAATATCGCAATACATTCGCGGAGATGGCTCATTAGCAGCGTTTCCGACACTACCGGGAGGCTTGCCAACAGGAGGCACAGCAGGTCAAATTTTGTCCAAAATAGACGCAACAGACTACAATACTCATTGGATCGATAATTACGCCACACAAACCAAAAATGAGGTCAAATTAGGGGCAGCATTGGCCAAAGGCGCGGCGGTTTACGTTTCTTCTGCCAACGGAACAAATATGATTGTTTCGGCCGCTTCAAATACCACTGAGGCAACGTCATCAAAAACGTTTGGTTTGCTTGAAACAGGAGGCGCACTCAACGATCTAGTTAAATGCGTGACATTCGGATTGATTGCAGGATTAGACACGTCAGCGGCCTCCGCAGGGGATCCGGTTTGGCTTGGCGTAAATGGCGCGTTGATTTTCGGTTTAGCAAATAAGCCGGTGGCGCCTGCGCATATGGTTTACATTGGAGTTGTAACGCGAGTACAATCAAACAATGGAGAAATTTTTGTGAACGTCCAAAATGGATTTGAAATTGAGGAATTACACGACGTATTGATTCAATCAAAGGCTAACAATCAAGGCTTATTTTACGAGGCGTCAAGCGGATTGTGGAAAAATAAAAGCATCGCAACCGTATTGGGTTACACACCACAGGCGCAGTTGAACGGCACAGGTTTTGTGAAGGCATCAGGCACAACAATAACGTATGACAATAGCACGTATTTAAGCGCAGCGGATGCAGCAAGTACATACCAACGTTTGGATAAAATGGTTTCTAATCTGTTGCCATCGGCCACAGAATACCCAAATAGTCAGGCAGTCATTAACGCATTAGCATTGAAAGCCGATGCGTTGAATCCTGTATTTACAGGCTATATGACAATTTCAGGCGCAGAACCTAAATTGTATTTCACAGACACGGATCAAAACCCGGATTATTTTATTGGAGCGGATGCCGGATTTTTTAGAATATACGACCAAACAGCCGGTGCTACACGTTTTGTGATTAATTCATCAGGTGTGACAACCATTGCAGGTGATTTAATTGTCGGCACAATCGCAAAGTCAGGCGGAACAGCATCGCAGTTTTTAAAGGCAGATGGATCAATTGATTCAAATTCATACGTGACATCGGCATCGTTGGCTAATTACTTGTTGATTTCAACAGCGGCATCAACGTATCAGCGATTAGACAAAATGGTGTCTAATTTGTTGCCTAGTTCAACGGAATATCCAAACAGTCAGGCGGTGATTAATGCGTTGGCCTTAAAAGCGGATGCGGCAAACCCGGTGTTCACCGGAAATATGACCATAAGTGGGGCAGAACCAAAGTTGTATTTTGTTGATACAGATCAAAATCCTGATTACACGGTTTTTGTGGATTCAGGGTTTTTCTACATTTATGATCAAACGGCAGGTGCAACAAGATTTTCAATAAATTCGTCTGGAAACATCAGCACAGGAATTGGCAAAAGCATCACAGCCGGTTCATTTGTGAGGGATGGCGGTACAGCAAGTCAATATTTGATGGCTGATGGTTCGGTGACAACAGGGCCAAATTTATCAGGATATGTTCCATATACAGGCGCAACAACGAATGTTGATTTAGGAAGTCGCACATTAACGACATCGTTATTATTTGTTAATCCTGTTGCATCTTTGGCATCGGGGGCAGTTATTAGAACATACAATTATGGTGATCCTAATTGGGGTTTTAGTAATACACAGGCGGCAGGTGTTGATTCAAATCAATATCATATTAGGGTTCACGGATCGGGTGGAACATACGGGAATTTGAGGCAATTTCAAGTGATTGACGCATCACAATCTAATAATGTACGATTTGCAGTAAATTTTGATGGATCAGGCGCAATTTTTAGTTCAGGTTTGGGATTGGGGGGAAATGCACCAACGGCAGATCGTCAATTTTATATTTCAGGTTCATCATTTACATCAGGAACAAATCAATATCAGGCGGTATTTAACACAACGTTTGTAAATGCTGCAACGCAGGTATTTGGATTGTATTTACATAATAATACAAATGCAAATGTAACAGCATCCTATGCTTTATATATGCCTGCAACAGGCGGTTCAGGTACAATTGGAACAAAATGGGCTATTTATCAGGCAGGTGGATCAGATAATAATTATTTTGCAGGTAAAGTATTAGTAAATACAAATACAGATGCAGGATATATGTTAGATGTAAATGGTTTAGCAAGGGTTAAAACATTATTCCCGTCTTATGCCGCATCTACATTGGCAAATCAAAATAGTGGTATAATTTGGACAAATGGAACAATTGGAAATGCGTTTGGATTTGTAGTTCAAAGTGGATTATTTTTTCAAGGTGATGCAAACGCATCAAACAATGTGTTTGGAGTTAAAGCACCAACAAGTGATGGATCATTAGGTTCAACGGTTTTTAGTGTTTTATCGAATGGGATTGTAAATTCAAGGGGTGCGGTATCATCGGCAGGTTTAGGTCAGCCATCATATTTTGGCAATGGCGAATTTATGGCAACAGGTTCGTACGCAGGTTATTTTTGGGAAAATAGAAGTGGAGGTGTAACATCAAATTCAAATTGGTACGGATGGTATACAACAGGCGGTTTAATAAAACTTTATAATGGATCAACAAATTTATTAAGCATTGCAGGAACAAATGGAAATGTATCAATAGGTTCAGACACAGACGCAGGATATAAACTTGACGTAAATGGTACAGGAAGATTTAGTAACTATGTTAGGATTGAAGGACAATATTTGCAAGTTATAAATTCATCTGCTCCATCTGTTTACTTAAATAATACAAATGTTCAATGGAGATCATATTTACCATCAGGCACATATAATTATGCAATTTCTGATGCTGTTAGAGATGTGTTGACTTTGGGATATAATGGCGCATCAAGTTATTTTCAAGGCTGCAATTTAGGTATTGGAACTACTTTGCCAAATACAAGATTAGAAATTGCAAGTGGCAGCAGTAGCAGTACAGAGATTCAGAGATGGAGTTATAATGATGGAAATGCTGCATATTCTTTAAGATTAAAACAAACTGTATCAAGCGGATTAGTTAAACACGTTTTTGACTTAGTTAATAATTCAACCACCTATTCTAATAATTTGGTTTTAACTAATGGGAATGTAGGTATAGGAACAGATTCGCCATCTTATAAATTATATGTTAATGGCGATGTAAGATTTGAAAACGAAATTTGGCTGAATTCATCAGGTCAATCATCTTTGGTTTATATGCAAAATGGTTCATTAAAATACAATATTGCATACAATACAACAGGATATTTGCAATTTTATAATTATGTGGCAGGTAGCATTTCAATGAACATTTTTAATAATGGAAATATTGGGATGGGTTCAACGGCAGACAATGGCAGAAAATTGCAGGTATCAGGAAACGCATCATTTACAGGTGGTTTATATCCTACAAACAGCTATGATTTTCCAAATGCAGTTGTGATGGCTAATGATGAGAATTGGACATATGGCATTGCCCATCCCGGTTCAGAATATTGGATGCAAGTAAAATACTATGGCACAGGTGATGATTCACGTGGATTCAGGGTTTTAAACGTAAATGGGAATACGATTGATTTTAGGGTAAATGGTGGTGGATCAGGATTTTTTAGAAATTCAGTCACAGCGACAGCATTTTATGAATCATCAGATATTCGCCTAAAAACTTTAATTGAAAGCAATCCGATAATTGATGAAATTGAAAAATTAGAGGCTAAATTGTACGAAAAAAATGGCAAAATTGAATTGGGATATTTTGCACAGGATGCCGAATTAATTATGCCACACGCAGTTCAAAAGGGTACAGATGGATTTTTGAATTTATCATATAGAGAGGTTCACACGGCAAAAATTGCAAGGTTGGAAAAAGAGGTGGCAGAATTGAAAGAAAAATTAAACCTGAATTGATATGCAATGGACATCAGTCGCATCCAATCAAACGTGTTCGTGGGATAGCTTAATAAATGCCTGCAATAATGGGTATTTCCTACAATTATTACCGATGCCACCATCAGGTGTACCGGCATCGCGTTGCGTGCGTAGGGAATTAATTCAATCGTATATTGAAATTCAATCAGCGCCATTGTCCGGTGTTCCAAACAACGAATTGGTGGTTAAAAGTCAATTGGTAGCTGTTCAATACACGTATTATCAATTGACAGCGTGTGATGGCGGTGCAGGTGCGTGGACACGTATTTCCCCAACATTGGGAGTTGGTCAGCGTTATGTATTGCCCGGATTTACTAACAGATTTTTTTATTACAATGGAATATCACAAGGGCCACAAACAAACATTCCATCCGGATACAACGGATCAATTCAGATTGTGAGCGGTTCAACGTATTGTCCATAATCGTATATTTGTACATTAATAATCTAATCAGCACATAAAATGGCAAAAAGTATCAAAAAGAATTACGCAGAAATCATTGTATTAGCACAGGTTTTAAAACATTTCGTTGGAGATGGAAAAACAAAGGCACAAAAGAAATTGGCTAAAATTAGCGAGAAATTGAAGTCATATTTGGAAAAATATGATGAATTAGCGGATGATTTGCGTTTGGAAAATGCATCAGTTGATAAAGATGGCAATCTATTATTGAAAGAAAATGGCGGCTATTTTTACACAAAAGAGAATTTGAAGAAATTAAACGCAGAATCAAAGAAATTGAATTTGACTGAGGTTGAATTTGAGGTGATTGAAATCATCAATCCTGATGGATTAGAAGAATTTGTGTGGTTGAAAGATTGGGTGAATGGTGTTGATTTCAAAGAAATTGAGGTAGAAAACGTAGAAATTTAAGATAATGAAGACAATCGAACCGGTTTCCATTTGGGATAATGGCAAAACATTAAAGGCAACCATTTTAAATGCGTATGCGGTAAATGTAACGTTGGGCAATTCTGCAACGTTTTACTATTCATTAAGCGCACAAAATGACGATCAAACATTAGGCGCACAGGTTGCACAGGGTAATTTGACAATGACAGGCGATGCGTATGCACAATGGGAAGTTGATGCCTATGCGTGGAGTTGGATTGCGGAGCAGTTAAATTTGACCATCACAGGCGATTATATTCCACCTGTACCACCACAACCTGAACCGGTAGAACCGGAAATCGAATCACCGGCAGTTTAGATGGCATTAGTAAACGGCACAAATGTTGTTTTGTATGAAGGCGATGTGGCATTAGGACATTCCAAGTCAGCCACAATGTCTTTACAGATGGATATGGCCGAATTTACCAATAAGGATTCACAAGGTTGGAAAGAGGTGTTGGCCGGTAAACGGTCAGCATCCTTTTCGGCTGAGGGTTTAATTGATTATTCGGATCAGGTCAGTTTTAATGACTTTGTGGAACGGATTATCACCCGATCACAGGTGCAATGGGTGTTCCAAACGGCCGGGATGTTTTACTATGGATTGGGATACATCAACAATGTGGAGCAGATCAGCCAAATGGAAAACGTATCCACGTATTCGGTTGATTTCACAATTTCGGGCCGTATTTATACCGATGCACGATTGATATGGAATCAGGTGTTTACCAATTGGGAAAACTTAAATATTCAGTGGCAAAATGTATAATTGAAATTGAATATATTTGCATAAAATAAGAGCATAAAAATTAAACAAAAATATGGCAACATCGGGAGTATTTAACGGCACGAACCTATTAATCAAAGTTGAAGGAACGGCCATTGCACACACAACATCATGCACATTGTCTATTTCACAGGACATTGCAGATGCAACAACAAAGGATTCAGGCGGTTGGTCTGAGGGAATCAGCGGTTTACGATCAGGCGAAATTTCGTTTGATGGTTTAGTGAACTACGCATCGGCTGCAAATGCTGAGGAATTAGTTGATTTCGTTTTAAACCGTACAATCATCACGTGTGTATTCGGAACGGCTGCATCAGGTGACACAGTTTACACGGCTGAGGGATACATTGCATCAATCGAGCAATCGGCAGAAATGGAGGCAGCGGTAACATTCAGCGGTTCAATCACATTGACAGGCGCAATTGTTAAGTCAACAAACGCATAATTTGTTGAATTAAAATACATCCCCCTGCATCGGTAAAATGGTGCAGGGGTTTAGAGTTTATCACCTAATCAAACACAAATGGAAGTCAATCAAAAAAGAGGGTATTGTCAATTAAATATTGGCGGTAAAATTCGCACCCTACATTTTTCAATGAATTTTTGGGCGGCCTTTGAACAGGCATCCGGGTACAGCATTTCAGAAATCGACAAAGTTTTTGGGAGTGGTTTATCATTATCATCAATGCGTGCGTTGGTTTATTCCGGTTTATTGGCATATGATCAAGAAAACGGAAATGAAATCGATTACACGGTTTATTCGGTTGGCGATTGGATGGAGGATGTTGACCAAAGTGCATTGACATTATTAGTGGAAACATTAATGCAATCCCGAATTTTGGGCAATGACCTGAATGCCGGTGTTCGTAGAAACGTTCAAAAATCTACAAAAAACCCAAAGCCGAAAAACCCCTAACATGGGATTCAATGTTGGACTTTTATATAGGTCAGGCAGGAATACCACCGGACAATTTTTGGCGCAATACTTGGAAAGAAAATGCGTTGTTGGGGGAGTCATGGAGCGTAAATGTTAACCTGCATTGGGAGATGCACAGGTTCACAAGTACAACAATAATAAATTCACAAGCCACGAAACGTTCACAGTTAATCACACCTGATAAATTATTCCCATTGCCACAGGATGTGTTTTTGGAGAAAGGGAAACCAAAGTCCACACCGGAACAATTCAAAGCATTTTTGGATCAAATTGAAAAAAGCCAAACCAAATAATGGGTTGGCTTTTTTTTTAACTTTACAGCATGGCAAGTTTACTAGAAGTAATAATCAGCGGTAATTCCAAAGAATTAGAAGCCGCATTATCAAGAGCAGACAAAGAATTAACCAATTTTGGGAAAAAAGCATCCGAAATTGGCAAATCAATGTCAATGTATGTCACAGCACCGTTGACATTGGCGGGTGGCGCAGCAATCAAATTGGCATCTGATTTTAACGAATCGATGAACAAAGTTGATGTGTCATTCAAAAGTTCAGCGGCTGAGGTTCAGGCATTCGCCAAAACGGCATTGACATCCTTTGGTATTGCTGAGGGTACGGCATTGGATATGGCGGCATTGTTTGGTGATATGGCAACCGGTATGGGTGTCAGTACATCGGAGGCTGCAAAATTATCCACATCATTAGTTGGATTGGCCGGTGATTTGGCATCATTCAAAAACATTGGCATTGATCAGGTTCAAACAGCATTGGCCGGAATCTTTACAGGTGAAACCGAATCATTGAAAAGGTTGGGTATTGTAATGACTGAGGCCAACATTAAAGCATACGCATTTTCGACAGGGATCAAAAAATCCTACGATGAAATGTCACAGGCCGAAAAGGTAATGTTGCGATACAATTACGTTTTATCTGTAACTAAAAACGCACACGGTGACTTTGAACGTACAGGAGGCGGTGCAGCCAATCAGATGCGTATGTTTGCCGAATCATTGAAACAGGTTGGGGCACAATTTGGACAGGTAGTATTGCCATACGTTACCAAAGCATTTAAGGCAATGAACAGCCTAATGGTGGCAATTTCAGAAACATCCACAACGACCAAAACAATCATCATGGTGTTGGGCGGTTTAGTTGCTGCAATCGGGCCGGTATTGATGGCCGTTGGGTTTTTATCACAGAATATGATCACCGGGTTTACAAATGCGACAAAGGCCGTGAAATTTCTTTGGGCTGCGATGATGGCAAATCCATTGGTGGCAATTACATCTTTGGTGGCGGCATTGACAGGTGCATATTTATTGCAGGCCGGTGTATTTAAGAAAATGACCGATGTTCAGGGTGAATTGAACACATTAAAGGATGAATCGGTAAAATCAACAATACGTGAGGAAGCCGAATTACAAAGGTTAGTAAAAATCGCAAAGAATCAGAATGTTGCGATGGATGAAAGGAAAAAAGCAATTACGGCAATCAACGCAATTTCCCCTGATTATTTGAAAGGGATTACATTGGAAACCGTTGGCACAGATAAAGCGCAAAAGTCCATTGATAAATATATCGGATCATTAAGGCAGAAAGCATTGGTAATGGCAGCCAACGCAAAGATTGAACAATTAATGGCCCAAAAATTGTCTTTGCAAACAGGTGAAACGGATGCAGGAACAACGGCAGCGGGGGCATTGGCTGATGCGTGGGGTAAATTTGCATCTGCATCGCCATTTTTAGGTGCGCAAAACGCAATGAAATATGGTGCAGCGGAACGTAAAAAAACCACAGATCAAGAATTAAAAAACATCGATGAGTTAATCAAAAAAACAGCCAAATTAGCCAATATTGATTTGAATGCTGTTGATTCTCCAACAGGTACAGGAAAAGGAGCAACAGCACCACCAAAAGTTGGAGGGCAACCGGGCGCAGGTGATTCACCTGAAATGAAATTATACAAAGCACGTATAAAATCAGCGGAGGAAACAGAAAAGGCATTATACCAAATTAAGAAAGATGGTGATGCCCGAACATTAGCGGATATGGAAATTTTTTCCAAAAAACTGATGCTGATGACCGGGGAGAAAGGCCGTGAAAACGTTGAATTGTTAAAAAAATGGTTCAATTACGATATTACAACAAGTGAATTTTTCACATCATTAAACAAATTGCGTGGGATTACAATTGATATTCCATCACCAATGGCATTGATGGATAAAAAAATCACAGAATCCACCATTGCACAAAAAACGCAATTAGATTTGCAGGCAGAACAATATGGCCTGTATATGGAACAAGTTAATTCAATGGCAACAACAGTCAGCGGGGCATTTGGATCGTTGGGAAATTCAATTGTTGCATCATTTGGATTGGCGCAAACAGGATTAGAAGGATTTTTGAGCACATTATTACAATTCGGTGTTCAATATGCTGCGGAGGCATTGAAAAATGCGTTGATCACAAAAGGGCAGATTGCAGCATCAAAAGCATCAGCAACAGCAGGCGCAATTGATGCAGGTGCAAAGTCAGCACAAGCGGCAGGGCCGGGTGCAATTTTCGCATTATTACCATTTATTGCAATGGGTGTGGCTGCGGTTGCATCCGCATTTAGTAGTGTTCCGGCATTTGCTGCGGGTGGTATCGTTTCAGGCCCAACAATGGGTTTAATGGGTGAATATCCGGGCGCAAAATCAAATCCGGAGGTAATTGCGCCATTAAGCAAATTACAGGGTATGCTAGATCAAGGAAACGGCGGCGGAAGCGGCGCAATGTCAGGGGAATTTGTATTGCGCGGTCAAGATTTGGTTGTAGCTTTACAAAGAGCCGAAAAACAAAGAAACAGAATAGGATAACAATATGGCATACGGTGTAAAATACAGATTGGAATTTGCCGATCTAAAAGGCAATAAACGCAAGGTTGAGATATTTAAAAACGGATATTCAGGCAGCGTTTTACCTATGATTGGAACGTCTGAACCGGTAGAAATTGAATGGAAAGCAGATGAGGATATTTATGAGCCATTAATTGGATCTCAATGCACCTTGAATTTAATGGTAACGGATGACGTTACCTATGACGATTTTTACCTGTACGATGAAAGAGAATACAAAGTTGTAATTTATTACGAATCGTCAGCCGGCACTTGGGCTACGTTTTGGGCAGGTTGGGTTGTAAATGACCTATATTCTCAGGCTTTGGTTTCAACGCCATATTCTTTGTCAGTTACGGCAACGGATAATTTAGGTCAATTAGACGCTTATGACACTTGGATGCCGGCGATCGGTACAGACAACCCAACGCTTTGGCAATTTATGTACAATGCTTTGGGCAATCTGTCCTTGGGTTTTGACATTTACATTAGCAATGATTTAAGGATCGCAACAGATTCTGCGTGGAAAAACATATTTGATCAGGTAACTATCAAAAAGGTTGGATTTTTTCACGATTCCTATATCATTAATGACGCTAAAACAACGTTGCGATCAATCCTGATAGGCTTTAATTGCCGGTTGTTTCAATCGTTCGGCCGGTGGTATATCATTAACAATTCGTCATACGGCGATCAACGTATCATCGAGGGAATACAGGCCGGGACATATACCGGATCTGCAATTTTAACGGCAAAACAAGCCTATCTCAACGCCGGATCTGAAAACATAAAGTATTGGATCTATAATTCAGCAGGAGTTGCTCAGTCATCCGTTACAACAAATATGTTGAAAGTGGTGCCAACAAATATGCAGCCTATTGGTCAAAATTTGTTCAGAACGCCACGCCGTCCGGTTAAAAAATATCAGGAAATTGTTGATATTTCGCAGCAGCAATTCGATCTTAATTTGAACGCATCGTTTGAATTTGACTATGAAAATTGTACAACGACATTGGTAACAACAGAATTTGTCAATGCTCCATTCGCAGGCCGTAGATCGCTGAAATATGTAGGTACAAGCGCATTAGGCGTTTATACAATTAGATTAGTCAGCGCAGGATCCGCAAAC